GGACCACTAACCAACCCGCCGCCCTCGCGAGCGACGGACCAGCTTCGACACGCAAACGACGTGCCCTCGGGGTGGTGGTCTCGCGGCAGGGGATTGTAAAGGGCTGGCAAACCCTTACCGGGGTCGAAATCCGGCTCCCCACTGGCCTTCACCTCAGGCACGGCCGGCACGTACCAGCAGGCTCTCACTGGCAGGGGAGGGTCCCCACCAGCAGAAGAATAAGCCCAGTCTCGGTTCCCCCTACTGAACCGTACTCCCTCCGGCAGCGGAGCGCAGAAAACGCTTGGCGAATGGGAGAAACTGTCTCGCCGACGGCCGTTGTCTTGCCGCCGACCACCCTTCTAATTAGAACGACACGCACGACATGCACCTACTGCAACGCGGGTGACTACCTCCAGGCCAACGGGAGCGACTCCCGGAAGCCCGCGAAATCCGTCAAGTTGTCGTAGTCCCACACGTACTCTTCGAAGCTCGCCAGTTCCTCCAAAGAGCAGCCGAATCCCAACGCGTCCAGATGCATCATCTCCTCTGTGGGCGAGATGTGACTGCACGATGCCTCGATCTCCTCAATGATCTCCTCGGTGCCAATACCCTCGGCACCATACGTGTCAAGCGACATGTCACGGTTCTCCACGTTGCCACCGACCAACTCCTCCGCGTAGCGCAAGAACTTCCTAGCAATGGTCGGGCACACATCCTTGAATGAGTGCGCACGAGCAACGCAGCTGGCCTTCGCTATCTTCCTCACTTCTACCTCGTTGCCCTGTACCGCCGCTAGCCTGATCTGGGGCGAACATGACGTGCCCGCGTTCCTGAAGCAGCGCGGAATCTCGGGAGCCATGACGAAATCCGGTTCATTGTCGAGTGCCGAGTTGATGGAAATCAACTCCCCCTCATCGCACGCGATGTGGATGCCGACGAACGTCAACCTCTTCTTTACAAACACTATCTTCATGTTGAATCCCCAATCACTCCACCACTTCAAGAATTTGACGGCGAGATCGTCCCCCTCCTTCATCTTCGGATGGAGGGTACACGCGCTGTCATCGCCCTCAAACACTCCTGACCACCATCGTTCCTGGCCCGTGATGTCCTCGGCACTGCGCCGAGAAGAGTCCAGGAAGAGCTCCGGCTTCGGGAATATGGAGCACGTCCACATGACGAAATTTATCCAAAAGTTTAGGCACGACGTTCCGCGATGTCCTGAACGCCGTATGGCGTCCATCACGAGCTTGAAGATGCCCTCCTTGTCGCGGAAAATGGCCTTGAGTTTGGCCTTCGTGCACTCCTTCATGTGGGCGATACCCCAATCGTCCGGGCAGAGGCCCATGCGAATGGCGATCTCTGTGATGTGGAAAAGGATAGGATTCTCGATGTGCTTCCTGACGTCGTCGCTGCACGTGGTGTCCCAAGCCGATCCGTCCCCCTCCACCACGCCAGCGTTCTTCTTGAGAAGCCTGGCCATGGCGCGGCGGACTGCGCGCATCTTGGGGAGGTGCTTGATAGAGCGGTCCTCGCAGTGCGAAAACAGCAACTCTTCAAAGCATTTCACCACGACTAGGCACATCAACTGGCCCGAGTCTCCGTCCGCCAACAACAGGCGGGGCGGTTTGTTGGCTGGCATAGGCTCAGCTTTTATCGCCGCAGTAACCTC